AATGCAGATGCAGATGCAGAACTTAATTGAGAGTAAGGTGTCCGAAATCACTTCTAACTTGATGGAGCAAATCGCGCCAAGCTTTGGCCCTCAACAACCTGATGATCCTTTAGTTGAATTAAGAAGACAGGAACTGGCAATCAAAGCTGAAGATGTAGAACGTAAGGCAGAAGATGCAGACCAACGTATTGCTCTGGACAGAGAACGATTAAGAGAGCAAAGTCGCCTTACTGAAGAAAAGATTAATTCATCTGAAGACATTGCTGGTATGAAAGATGAGCGAACCAAAGAAAGGCTTGATCAACAGAAAGAATTAAAGATGGCAGACATGGCAAATAAGTCAATGAAAGAAATGACTGATACTTTTTTTGGGAGAAACAAATGAGTAGCGTAAGACAAAAACGTGCAGAAGTTCATAAAGCTGAAGCACGGGAAGCTGAGAGGTTAAGAGTCCACGGTGGCGACATTGTTGAAAAGATTGAAAAACTGGTTGAGGAAGTTGAAGCAACCCCGATTCCAGAAGAAAGCGTAGAGGCTAAAGCGCCAGTTAAAAAGAAAGCTAAGAAAAAGGCTGCTCCAAAAGCCAAGGCTCCAAAGAAATCCACATAGGAGGATCGAATGAATCCAATCAAACGTCAGACTTCGTTTCCACAGCCTACAGTTTCTGATAGCAAGGTCAGTGTTAAAGACCAAGGCACAGTTGATTTTGCCAAGACAGAAGATGTTGCTAACCCAGGCCCACCCAAGCCTTATGGCGCGGGTAAGATGCGTGGTGGCGGTGCGGCAATACGAGGCACTAAATTTGAAGGAATATTCTAAATGATTAGGTCAGGCGGTTTTCGTATTCCAGGCATTGGAGAAATGGAAGGTACAGATATTGATGAAATTATTCGTAGGTATAAACCTGTTTCATCTACTAAGACAAAGACTCCTAAAAAAACAAAACCCGTTGCTAAAGCTAAAGCTAAAACTAAAAATCCTAGAGTTAAAACTAAAAGAAAATCTCCTGTAGGCAGAAGAATAAATATGAGAGGTAATCGTTTTGGGTTAATAGAGGACATTGGACTTCCTCCGGTCCAAAAAAAGAAAGCAGTAGCTGTAAAGCCCAAGCCAAAGCCCAAGCCTAGACCTACATCTAGACCTACAAAAGTAGTCTCAAAACCTCAGTTTAAACCTAAAGTCACGCCGCGCCCTTCTTCGGTAAAAGTCCCTTCAAAGGCGCTTCCAACATCACCTCAAAGCAGAGAAGAAATATTAAAATCAATAGCTGGAATGCTGGGTGGTTCAGGATCATCAGGCCCAATAAGAAGTGGGATTTTTAAAGATGCTATTTATCCAGGAGATTCAGGTTACGAAGAAGCATTAGCGGAATCTAAACTAAGTGACTCTGGAGGAGGAGGATTGTTTGGTGGAGGAAGAAGACTTACTCCAGAGATAATACAAATGATTAAAGAAGCTCAAGAAGCTAGAAGAGCTACAGGTGGGGGAGGATTATTTGGTTTAATTGGTGGAGGCCAAAGAACACCAGCGCCTAGTTTTCAAAATCCTTTCTTGGGTCAAATGCAAATGCAACAACCAATTAATCCTATAGTTGGTTTTCAGGACGAATCTCAACCTAAATTTCCAGACATTCCTCAATTTATGCAAAAAGCTGCTGGAGAAACCTTTGGTGGTTATGGTGGTCTTTCATCAATCAAGCCTATTATGGAATACGCTGGGATGGGAGATTCGCCTTCTGCTCCACCAACCATGAATAAAAAAAGGCCATTGCCAAGACCTCCTTATAATCCTGATGCACAGCCTGGTGGGCCATCAATGCCTAGAGATATTTTAAGACGTTTATTTACTTAAATGGATTCATTAGCGTTAGCAGATTATATTTTAAAAAAGTTCAATGATTATGAAGAACGCGCCAAAGACTATTTGTCTGGTGGCGCAATCAAAGACATGGAGGATTACAAATTCGTAATGGGTGAGTTATCAATGCTTCGCACCCTTCGCGAAGATTTAAGAGAAGCATTGCATATTGAAGGAGATATCGATGAGTGAACCCCAAGTGGACACTGTCGCACAAACGTCTATTGCAGACGCATACATTGAGCCAGAGAAAAGGGTCTTAGATCCTGAGTTACTGGACAAATCGCTCTTAGAGCGCATGCCCAACCCAGCAGGTTATCGATTATTGGTTATGCCTTACAAAGGTAAGGGAATGACTGATGGCGGTATTATGCTAACTCAATCAACCGTAGATAGAGAAAATTTATCCACGATTGTTGCTTATGTTTTAAAAGCTGGCCCCTTGGCTTATCAAGATGAAAGTAAGTTTGGAAATACTCCTTGGTGTAAGGAAGGTGATTGGGTTCTGATTGGTCGTTATGCGGGTGCTCGTTTTGCATTTGAAGACGGCGAAGAAGTAAAAATCATTAACGATGATGAAGTAATTGGGACCATAGCTGATCCCGATGACATCAAATCACTATAGGAGTAAATCATGGCTGAAGAAACCTTAACCGAGGCTCTAGCTAATCTCAATGATGAAAACATTGATAAAGCTGCACTTCCTGAACAAAGGCGCGTTGAAGAGGATACCTCTGAAGAATCAACATTCATTGAACTAAGTGAAGAAGATGTTAACAGCATTGACCCAATTACCGATGATGTAGTTCAAGAAGATTTTGAATCAAAGCCTTTACCTAATGAAGAAGAATTAAACGAAGTAGAGCGAAAAAGCAAAACTGCTCAAGATCGAATTAATAAGTCAGTTGCACAGGCCAAAGAATATCAACGAAGAGAACTACAAGCATTGCAATATGCCAAAACTCTTCTTGAAAAAAACCAAGAACTTGAAGGTAAATTAAATACAACTCAAAGCGCAGCGGCTGAAGAAAACTTAAAAGTTCAAAAAAGCTATGGTGTTGAGTTTGAGAATCGCGTTGAAGCTCAAGCAGAAGGCGCTAAGAAAGCTTTAAAAGCAGCAATGGATTCTGGGGATCAGGATGGTTTGGTCGAAGCCCAGCAATTGTTGGCTAGAGCAGAAGCGGATCGTACTGCATTAAATCAATACAATCAGGAAATCGAAGAGTACGAACAAAAACTTCAAGATTACAATGATCGACAAGCTGAAACACAAACAGAAAGCCCCGCTCAATTACAGCAAGTTCCTCAACAACCTCAATATCAAGAGCCATCTGACAAAGCAAGACAATGGGCAAATGATAATGAATGGTTTGGAAGCGACCGAATTATGACTAATGTGGCAATGGCAATCCATGAAGACCTTGCCCGTACTGGCATTGACTTAGAATCTGACGAGTATTATTCTGAGTTAAATAACCGTATGCGACAAGAATTACCGCATAAGTTTGATAACGCTACAAACGACAGAAAAAACGTCCAGACTGTCGTTTCAACTACGCGCACAACTGGAAACGGACGCAATCAAAATGATCGTAGGATTGAACTAAGTCCAAGCGAACAGCAATTAGCTAAGAAACTTGGAGTACCGTTCAAAGAATACGCAAAACAAAAGATGAGGTTACAGAATTCATGAGCGAAGAAACAGGAAAAGGATCTAATAGAACCCCAAGAAATGCTTCTTCTCGGTCTACACAGGCTGCAAGAAAACCATGGGCTCCACCTCAAGTCTTAGAGACTCCTGAACCCCCGCCTGGTATGAAGTATAGATGGGTAAGAACATCTATAAGAGGCGAAGATGATAAAACTAATGTTCACATGAGATTCCGCGAGGGATACGAGCCTGTTAAGCCAGAAGAGGTTGTTGGGTATGAATTGCCTACAATCGAAGATGGTAAGCATGCAGGCACTGTTGGCGTTGGTGGTTTGATTCTTTGCAAGATTCCAGAAGAAACGGTGGCAGAAAGGAATGCTCACTTCGAGCGTCAAACAGAAAACCAAATGAAAGCGGTTGATAATGACTTGATGCGAGAAGAGAATCCTGCAATGCCTATCTCTAGAGATAGAAAAACGCAGGTTTCATTTGGGAGTCCTAAAGCGTAGCTTTGGACATTATTTTGATTATGTTTACGGAGAAATAAAAGATGGCTAATAATGATGCCGCTTTTGGGATGCGTCCGACCAGAATGATAGGCGGTGGAGTCTATACTGGTGGACAAAGCCGTTACAGAATCGCCGCAAACTATGGAACAAGTATCTTCCAAGGCGACATGGTTGCCCAAGTTACCGGAGGTGGTGTAGAAGTACACGCTGATGGTGGTACTGTACCTATAGTTGGTGTATTCAACGGGTGTTCATACACAGATCCCACAACTAGTGAGCAGGTTTTTAGTAATTACTATCCTGCATCTACAAACGCTTCTGACATCATTGCATTTGTGATTGATGATCCGAATGTCGTTTATGAAATTCAAGCAGACGCAGCGTTCCCAGTTGCCGATTTGTTCGGTAACTTTGACATTGTGTACACTTCTTCTGGAAGCACCGTAACTGGTATTTCTGGAGCAGAGCTTGAAGTATCAACTGGTGCAACTACAGCAGCCTTGCCTATAAAAGCGATTGATATCTCAACTGACCCTGAGAATTCAGACGTTGCTTCGGCAAATACAAATGTTTTAGTTGTTATTCAAAACTCAATATTCGGCCAAAAAGGCGCTGGATTAGCATAGGAGGCTAAATAATGGCTATTTCAAGAGCACAGTTAGCCAAAGAGCTAGAGCCAGGTCTCAACGCTTTATTTGGTATGGAGTATGCGCGTTATGAAAACGAGCATGCAGAGATTTTTGAAACTGAATCTTCAGACAGAGCGTTTGAAGAAGAAGTACTAATCGTTGGTTTCGGTAATGCTGAAGTCAAAACTGAAGGGCAGGGCGTTAATTACGACCAAGCTTCTGAAGGTTTTACTGCCAGATATACCCATGAAACTGTCGCCCTAGCATTCTCGTTAACTGAGGAAGCAGTCGAAGATAATTTGTATGACCGCCTTGGCGCACGTTATACAAAAGCTTTGGCTAGAAGTATGGCGCACAGCAAGCAGGTTAAAGCTGCTAACGTATTGAACAATGCGTTTAGTTCAAGTTTTACCGGCGGTGACGGGGTTTCCCTGATCAACACAAGCCACCCATTGGCTGGTGGAGGCACGCTTGCTAATCGAGCATCTACAATGAGTGACCTTAATGAGACCTCATTAGAAAATGCTTTGATTAGCATTAGTACTTTTGTTGATGACAGAAACATGATCTTGGCTCTTCAGGGAACCAAGTTGATTGTTCCTCCTCAACTTCAGTTTGTTGCTGATCGATTGCTTGAAAGCCCTGGAAGGGTTGGCACAGCAGATAACGACATCAACGCTGTAAGGAACATGGGTCTGTTGCCGCAAGGTTATGCAGTCAACCATTTCTTGACAGACACAGATGCGTTTTTCATTCTGACTGACTGTCCTGATGGGTTTAAGCACTTTGAGCGTTCTCCAATATCCACCTCAATGGAAGGTGACTTTGATACTGGTAATGTGCGCTACAAAGCTAGAGAGCGATACAGCTTTGGATTCTCTAATCCAAGAGCCGTATTTGGTTCTCAAGGAGCTTAAAGCAGATAGGGGGCTTTATGCCCCCTTTATTACTGGGATACATTAGCCCTAGCGACTGGCCCAGCAGACGCTTACGAAGACTCTAGGGCGAAACCTTTCGTAAGGAGGAAACCTGATGGCTCAGACAACTTTTGCTGGCCCAATTCGATCTCTGTCTGGCGTTATTAGTGCAGGCTACAGTGGTGTAGTTAGCTTAACTGCTGATACAACTCTTACCGTTGCTGCTCACGCTGGAAGACCGTTACTTTGTAATGATGCAGATGGTAAGTTCACTCTTCCAAGCATTGTTGTGACGGAACCCACTGACAAGAATGATCCAAACCAAACAGCCAATCTAGGAGCTCAGTTCACTTTTATAGTTGTAACTGCTGCGACTGATATGGATATTTTAACTGATGGCACTGACAAGTTTGTTGGTGGCGTTTATACGGGCGTAGATGACGCAACAGGTAAGACCTTTATATCGGGTGCATCTAACGATGTGATTACCCAGAATGGTTCTACAAAAGGCGGTTTGGCAGGAAGCATCATACGAGTGACTGCAATAGCAAGTGCTAAATATGCAGTAGAAGGTTTGATACTAGGTTCTGGTACTTTAGTTACTCCTTTTGCTGACGCTTAATATAGGAGCAAATTGATATGGCTACTCGTATCACGGGCAACGATGTAAAAACTGCAACAGTTACGGCTGATGGAGCATTAGTGGATCACCCTTGCAGATTGCGAGGGTTGATCGTTGCTGGTGGCAGTTCTGATGGCTCTGTTATCTTTTATGATAACGATAGTGCAGCCAGCGGAACTGCGTTATTAACTCTTGGAGTTAACGCCAACACCAACGAAACATTGAACATACCGGACCAGGGTGTCTTTGCTTCTAATGGTGTATTCGCAGATGTCACTAATGTGGATCGTGTAACTATCTTTTTTTCATAGGAAAAAATTATGGCGACATCAGGGTCTAGAGACTTTGAACCAGACGTTGCGGAGTACATAGAAGAAGCGTTTGAGCGGTGCGGTCTTGAGTATCGAACAGGATACGATGGGATCACCGCTCGGCGTTCTTTGAATCTGTTGTTTGCTGACTGGGCCAATAGAGGCTTGAATCAGTGGACGATTACGAACACAGCTACTACGCTATCTAAGTCTGATCAATTTATTGATTTAACATCAACAACAATTGATGTGTTGGATGTTGTTTTGCGTAGAACTGAAAACAACTCAACAACTGACATTCAAATGAGTCAGGTTGGTAGATCCGAGTATTGGAACATTCCAAGTAAAGATACAGAAGCCAGACCTAACCAATGGTTCTTGGATAAACAAATAACCCCAAGACTTTACATATGGCCAGCCTCTGAAAACAGCACTGACCAGTTAGTTATAAACCGATTAGTTAGAATTGAAGATGCAGATGCTGGCGTTAATACATTAGATATGCCTTTTAGGTTTTATCCTTGTTTAGCTGCTGGGTTGTCTTATTACATAGCATTAAAGAAAGCCCCTGATCGAGTAAACATGCTTAAAGGATTTTATGAAGAAGAGTTTGCTAGAGCGGCAGATCAAGACAGTAGCAGAGCTTCTTTAAGAATAGCACCAAGCTTGCGATTTGATAGGCAAGCCTAATGACTTACGCATCAGGCAAACACTCACTTGCCATATGCGACAGATGTGGGTTTAGATATAAATACACTCAGTTAAAAAAAGAATGGACTGGATTCTTTGTTTGTTCTGAATGTTATGAACCTAAAGAACCTCAACTTGATCCGGTTCCTCATGTTGCTGATCCAGAAGCAATAAGAAATCCAAGACCTCAAGTTTCATCATCTCTTGTGGCTGGAGAAGGCGTTGTTAGAACGATAGATGCAAATTCAATGATGACCACAACTGGTGACAGTATTGGTTTTGCATTTAGTATGGATGCATCTACAGGAGAAATAGGCACAGTAACGGTGGTAATAACATGAGTTTTACATTAGCTACTTTAAAAACGGCTGTAAAAGATTACTGCGAAACGTCAGAAAGCACTTTTGATACACAGCTAACTACATTCATACAGGAAGCAGAAGAACGCATATTAAAGAATGTTGAGCTTCCTGATTTCAGAAAAAATGTTACAGGCACTTCAACAGCAAGCAGTACTTATCTGTCTGCTCCAAGTGACTTTTTGTCTCCTTATAGTCTGTCTGTGATATCCAGTAATGTTTACCATTACCTGTTGTTTAAGCACGTTTCATTTATTAGAGATTACACAACCAACCCTTCAACCACTGGACTACCAAAATACTATGCAGTGTTTGATGAAAATACTTTTATCCTGGCCCCAACCCCAGATAGCAACTACACCTTTGAATTGCATTACAAGCACAGACCTGCATCACTAACCGCAGGTGCTGACAGCGGAACAACTTGGTTATCTACTAACGCACCTGATGCATTGTTGTATGGAACTTTAGCTGAAGCTGCTACTTTCTTAAAAGTGCCAGAAGAAGTTGTTCAGTACGAACAACGATTTGTTGCTGCAATTACTTCATTAAAACGACTTGGAGAAGGTTACGGTGCTAGAGATGAATTCAGATATGACATTGCGAGATAAAATTAATTATGTTTGAGATAGCCGTTAAATCAAATATGGGAGATGTCGTAGTTAAAACGACAGAGAACCGAGGACTATCTCCTGAAGAGCTAGCAGAAAGAGCAGTAGAACAAATAGTTGGTATATCTGACTCTGTTGATCCTATTGTTAGGCAGCAAGCAGAAGCTTTTAAGAGTCGCATTTATCATGTAATTTTAGGTATCATTAAACAAGCTATTAAGAGTGATAGAACTACTCTTATGAATGAATTTATTCAGCAAGGTCACCCAGACATTGCAGATATATTAAGGAGACTGTAATGGCTATTACGACAGCAATGTGTACTTCTTTTAAGTCTGAGTTACTTCAGGGAATACACAACTTTCATAACGGTTCTGGTGGAGGAACAACAACCACCACAGGAACAGGCAATACTTTTAAGATCGCTTTGTATACCAGTAGTGCAACTTTGGCTGCATCGACTACGGCTTATGCAACAACTAACGAAGTATCTGCTACAGGCACAGGATACACCGCTGGCGGTAATACGCTAACTAATGTAGATCCAACTACATCAGGTACAACTGCATTGACTGATTTTGCCGATACTACTTGGTCTAGTGCTTCAATTACAGCAAGAGGAGCATTAATTTATAATTCTTCTACTACCGCAGGAAGTGCAAACAGAGCAGTTTGTGCGTTAGATTTTGGCGCAGACAAGACATCCACTAGTGGAGACTTTGTAATTCAGTTTCCAGCAGCAGATGCTAGTAACGCGATCATAAGAATCGCATAGGATATAGTGTGTGGCTGATGTCAAGGTTGCCTTTGATGGATGGAATTCTTCCTCTCATGGATGGGGCGAAGGAACGTGGGGTAATGGCGAAGCAGTACCTGGAGCAACAGGCGCTGTTGGCACGGTCTCGGTTGCGGCAGATGCAAACATCAGCGTCACAGGCGTTGCAGGGACAGGGACTCTTGGCTCGATTTCTGTATCCGCTGATGCGAATGTCAGTGTATCTGGCGTATCAGGTACTGGTTCTCTTGGTTCAGTTACGGTCACAGGCACAGCAAATGTTAGCCCTACGGGCGTTGCAGGCACGGGAACGCTTGGGTCAGTTACGGTCTCGGCTGACGCAAGCACTTCGGTCACTGGTGTGGAAGGCACAGGAACACTGGGATCGGTTTCGGTTACAGGCGCAGCGACAGCCTCTGTCACAGGCGTGGCAGGAACAACAGCAGTCGGAACACCGACAGCCATCACAAGCAATACAATTCCGGTCACAATGGATTCGCTTACTGGATCTGTTGGAGCGGTTACGTTTGATGGCGATGCGAATGTATTCCCAACAGGCGTGGAAGCGGCTTGTACAACGAGTGGCGTTAATGTTTGGGGGCTTATCGATGACAGCCAGACAGCGAATTGGGCAAGTATTGATGACAGCCAAACACCAGGTTGGTCAGAAATTGATGACAGTCAAACACCAAATTGGAAAGAGGTAGCATAAATGGCAACTTACGTTAATGACCTACGTTTAAAAGAGATCGCCACTGGCGATGAATCAGGAACCTGGGGAACAAGTACAAATACTAATTTGGAGCTAATCGCTGAAAAGTTTGGGGCAGCAAGCGAGGCTCTTTCGGACGCTAGTACAGCAACCAT